CCAACAAATGGCAAGGGGGGGGTGGACAAACCGGCAGTTTTGTTGTGCAGTATGCTCCTTCTAGTTAGGACATGAAACCTTTTAAATGTAAAGGGGGTGGGGAGGGGTATGGGGGCAACCTGTTCGGGAGTGTGTATAATTACCCTTCTACTCCAAGGTGAGATGTAAAGATTTTACATCGGGGACCTCTGGTCTCGTATAAAGATTTCCAGCACTATAAGAAAGAAGAGCTTTGGGTATAACAGGTAGGCATCCTAATGTCTCCTTATTAGCCCCTAGAAGGCTCTCTAAGCTCTCTAATTGTGAATTAGGTACTTGGGTACTACTAAGCTTATTATCTATGGTACAGAGGCAATCTTGTATGAAGCACTTGACAAGAATGAGGGGGTATGTTATAATGCCGCGAATAATAACAAGAACATGAATATTGATTCAGTAACACAAGAAGGGGTACAGGTCTTGGAGAAGGGTGCCCCTATTGTGGTGCCTGAGGGTCTTACTCCTGAGGAGGCTAAGAGGTACAAGCACAACGAGAAGATGAAGAGGTACTACAAGAGGAAGAATGGAAAGGAGATACTAGCTAACCCAACTAAGCAGGAGTTGAGGAAGCTGGACACTACAGAGATGGTTACCCTGTCTAAGGATACTCGTAATAAGGCTATCCAGATACTGGACATGAAGCTTAATGAACTGTCCGCCGACTCGGACGCCCTGGCTAAGGTTAACCTCGCTACCCTTGCCACTGTGTTCGGTATCTTGTTTGACAAGACCCAGCTCATGACTGGTATGGCTACAGAGAACATAGCTATCCAGGCTAAGATAGATGTTAACCTCAAGGCAGAGGATGCCCTAGAGCTTCTTAATAAGATGCGGGAGAAGTCAGCTGAGGAGAGTACAGGTAAGATAATCGACGTATAGTTATGAACCCAGAGGAAAACACTATAGTAGACAACTCGTCTACAATCGTAGACACGGGCGCAGTATCTGAGTTTGAGAGACGCAAGAGACTGTACCTAGGGTGGTTAGAGGAGCCTGAACAGAGAGAGAGACTTATAGCTAGAGCCCAGTATAACAAGGTAGCACTCACAGATAAGTCAGCACAGATACTCATCTACAACCTATGTGAGAACAAAGCTAACCCAGGAGAGGGATGCATCTTCTTCATAGAGAACTTCTGCTGGACCTATGACCCACGTAGTAGGAATAAGAACCTACCCGTAGTTCTGTTTGATTATCAGAAGGACGCAGTACGGTACATCGTAGACCACATAGACAGAGGAGAGAACTTCCTTATTGAGAAGTCTCGAGACATGGGCGCGTCATGGTTGATAGTCTATATCTTCCTATGGTACTGGCTCTTCCGAGACGGCACCAACCTGTTGTTAGGTTCGTATAAGGAGAAGCTTGTGGACGACGGGGTGAACCAGGATGCATTGTTTGGTAAGCTTGAGTTCGCTATCCGTAACATGCCACAGTGGATTCTACCACGGCTATTCAAGCTTAGTAAGCATAGACAGAAGCTTAAGCTGATTAACCCAGAGAACCAGAACATTATCTCAGGAGATACCATGAACCCGAACTTCGGTCGTGGTGCTCGTAAGACAGCTATCTTCTACGACGAGCTTGGCTTCTGGGAACACGCTAAGGATTCATGGGAGGCAGGTGCTGACACCACGGCGTGCCAGATAGCCAACTCTACACCAGCAGGTAAGAACTTCTACTGGAAGCTACGTACCTCTGGTATGGATGTATTAACTCTACCATGGAAGCTCCACCCGCTTAAGGATGATGCGTGGTACCAGTTCGAGAAGTCTCGACGTACAGAGGAATCTATGGCGCAGGAAATTGACCTGAGCTACGAACGTTCTCAGGAGGGTAGAGTGTACCCAGAGTGGAACCCAACTCAAGGAATGTTCCCGTACAATGACCTAGCGCCACTGTATGTATCTATGGACTTCGGTAACAGTGACGGCACAGCAATCATATGGTCCCAGTTGGTAGATGGTAAGCTTCGCATAGTAGATGCGTTCTATAAGACTGGTGAGACTATCGACTTCTTCCTACCGTTCTTAACAGGACTACTCCCATCAGATTACTTCCGGTATTCTAAGAAGGAGGTTGAGAAGATTGAGGAACACAGGAAGTGGAAGAGAGGAACAGTGTTCGGTGACCCAGCAGGAAGGTTTACTTCCTCAGTTACTAACCAGTCAGTGTTCACTATCTTGCGCGACAATGGCATTCACGTTAACTACCAAGAGAACTGGAAGGAGTTCCAGAACAGAAAGACAGCAGTTAAGTTGAGAGTAAGAGATGGAGTTGAGCTTCATAAGAACGACGACACAGACTACCTCAACATGTGTATCGAGCAGGCAGCGTACCCTAAAGTAAAACGTCAAGGAGAGGAAGAGGTTCGGTCAGTTAAGCCAAACCACGACTGGACCTCCCACCACCGTTCAGCACTAGAGTACCTCTGTCTCGGTCTACAAGATATTAAGGCACACAAAGCAAAGGTGACTGATAAGTTTAAGAAAGACGGACATGGCTTCAACCCGTACGTTCGCCGCCGTAGGTAAGAACACGTCAGGAGGAGACGTTAAAATCCCTTTTCAAAAGGAGGGTTCGTATTGGTTCCGTAGATTAGTTAGAGACCTATACCGCAAGTCGAAGTACTTTAGGGTAGTTCGTATTCGTGATGGGTTCTTCCGTATCTATTGGAAAGATGCGTACGTACACGAGATGTACAAAGAGATGCCGTACCGTGGCTACACATGGTACACAGACTCTCCGTACAGACATTCCCTTAAGTTAATGGAGCAGTACGAACTAGATGGTACTATCCAACGTAAGGTAAAGAACTTCGTAGAGGGATACAGCGAAGCATCGAAAGCAATCATGCTCCGCATTTATCAATTCAAACATAACGATGAGCACTACCAAGTAGCTAAGAGAGCTTATCGTCAAATGGTCATCAAGTAATAATGACACCAAAGAAAGAGCCCGTAAAGCTATACGAGCTACTCTATCCTAATGGCGAAGTCTTTCGTCCGTCAGAGAAAGAGAGAAGTGTTGTCTCACGCGTGAACATGCTGTTCCGTAGAGCACAACAGGACCGTGACCGTTCATTCGCCTATTTCGATGGGATGAACCTGGTTAACTATATCGAAGACTCAGTAGAACGATTCAATACAAACCTATATCTCAGAGATGGGATGGAGGATTGGCAGTCTGGATTCAATGACGGATTCACTCGAAGTAAAGTATTGGCGATGGTTGGTAAGCTCATTGAGCAGCTTCCTATAGCATCTGCAATACCTCGCGGTGAGGAAGATATACTCCGTGCTCAGATTATTACAGACTTGTATCAGTACACTGAGGAGGTAGATGATTACGAGAACCTTATGTCAATGTTCGTTCTAGAACTATTGGTAAAAGGTACTGCAATCGGATACGAAGATGTAGAGTACATCAAGAAGAAGATTCGAACTGTGAAGGGTAAGGGCGACGCAATGACCTTCACTGAAGATACAATCAAGGATTGTAAGTTGTACGCAGAGATAGTTCCTCTTGAGGAATACTACCCAGCTACACTCACAGTCATTGGTGTAGAGAAGCAGCCATACTCTTTCCGTCGTCAGATTATGGACGTAGCAGTATTCAAGGAGAAGTATGGCCACTACAAGAAGGCGGCACTCATTGATGGAAGGAAGTCAGCGGTCACTGAAGGTGGCGCAATACCATACTACAATGACTACATAGGCTCAGACGTTGGGGAAGGACAGGTGGAGTTAATCCGCTTTATCGACTCAATGAATGACGAGTATGTTATGCAGGCTAACGGTATCTGGCTTAACCCACTTGGACCTACAGAGGAGATTTCTCCACTACCATGGAACCATAAGGAACAACCATACTTCTCAGCTATCAATGAGCCGTACGGTATGTTCTTCTACGGTAAGTCACTACCGAACAAACTCAGTTCTATGCAGGACGTACTCAACGTTCTACAGAACATGATGATGGACCAGTCATTCCTTTCAATCTTCACTCCAATCATAACGGCTGGATTTGAAGACTTCGAGGATGATTACCTACGACCTGGTCGTCGGACATCTATTGACACTGGCGGTCTCAGCCTTAACCAGGCTATCATGCCACTCCAGTTCCCAACCCCAACAGGTTGGCACCAATACATCCTCGAGTACACTCGTAGGATTATGGAGGAGTCATCACTTGACCGAGTCTCACAAGGACAGGCAGGAACAGGTTCAGAACGTACTACGGCGTATGAGGTACAGACAGCAGCACAAGGTGTTGCAGCTATCCTCACAATGGTAGCACGGTATCTCAACGGCGCAGTTAAGCGTAAAGCTAAGCTTCGTATCCAGAACATCTTACAGTTCGGCTTCCAGCCAAACGCAACGATTGTCCCTGGTGTACTTGCGGACACTGATGTGAATAAACCATTTGCTACATTCAACTTCTACAATACGAAGATGTCTGACGGTAAGCGTGGTACCCGTGTACTAGAACTATATCGTACAGATAATAATCTACCACAGGCTTCTACAGTACAAGCACGAGCTATGTTGTCAGAAGGAGAGCAGGGACGTAAGGTTGAGATTACAGCCATTGCACCTAGCTACATTCGCAACATTTCATATGACATCAAGCTTGGCCTCGACACACGTCGTGAATACAGCTCAATGGCAGAACAGGCTATGCTGTTGCAGAAGATTCAGATACTCGCACAGATTGGCGGGCAACGAGTTAATCTCGATGAACCTATCACTAAGCTTGCAGTATCAATGGGACTAGACCCAACTAAGATTATCAATGAGGAACAACCGCAGCCAGACGCAGCAGGAGGCGGTGGTATCCCAGGTGCTGGTGGCCAACAGATGGGTGCGGCTCAGCGGCAAGTAGCACAAATGTAATATGTGGCTCAGTAAGAAAAAGAAATACGTAGCAGGTAACAAGCATACCTCTGATACCCTTCGTTATATGAAGGGAGCGATGGGTCCGGCTGAAGGCTATGGTCACACTCAGAAGCTTAAGAAGAAAGCTCTCAAGAGTGGCAAGACCTGGATAACAATAAACAAATAATATGATTGAAAAACTATTGAGTAAGTTTGGCTACTACAAAGCAAACGTACCGAGTGGTTCAGTAGTTTCTGAGGGCGACATATTAGAGATGTTTGGGGCGTTCGGTAGCAACGATACATTCCAACGATTCCTTCGTGACATGTGCCAGCGAGACATACGGCTATACTTCCAGGCAAACAACGACCTAGAACGTAACCAGATTCGCGGGGCATATGCTCGAACAAACTTCTTTATCTCGCTAATCAAGAAAGCAAATGAACGAAGCACCGGAAGAAACAAAGGTGGAAGTGCTAAATGATTTTGAATTAGTACCACCCAAGGTCCACCTATCCACTGAGATTTGTGAGTCTTGTCAATAACAAGATGAAGAATTAGTGAGGGGGGACTTGACAAAAAAAGTAGGTGTGTTATAATTGTCGCCGTGTTATAGCGGCCCTCGGTTGTAACACAGCCCAAACCGTTTACGGGTTGGGTACAGGACGGTTGAACTCTGTCTTGTACCTTGCCCATAAGCAAGCTCATCATCGTGGACTCGACCACGCGCAGGCATTGCTGCGTTACAAAGTGTATTATACAAAGGGGATGAGAGTCATCACAATATGACAGAAGAGGAAATCAAGGCGTTACAAGATGAACTAGCTGCTACTAAACTTGCCAAGGACGAAGCTATAGCTCGTGCTACTAAGGCAGAAGCGGACAAGATTGGCCTCGTTGAAGAGGTTAAGACTGAACGTCAGAAGAAGCAGGAGGCTCTTGATAAAGCCAAACTTAATGGAGGTGAGTTAGATGTTAACTCGCTAATTGAGCAGGCACTTACTGAGAAAGAAACGGCACGCCGGAAGGCTGAGCTTGAAGCAGCTATTGCTGACTTTAAGAATAGCAAGTCGGAGTTCCAGACTGACGCAGCAGGTATCGTGTTCGGTAAGTTTACCGAGCATCTCAAGAAGTTTAATTTGTCGGACCTATCTACTAAAGAAGAAGCTAAGTCTAGACTCGAAGAGATTTATCGCTTTGTTAATTTCAAAGACGGTGACAGCTCAGATATTGACTATGAAGGAACCCCGCAAGGTGGTTCCGTACCAGCCGTAAAGGATGGACAAGTCAAGGCGGACGTTAAGTCAGCTATGGAGTTTAGTGGAGTTTCTCCAGAACGGTTCAAGCATCTTAAGGAAAAGTATCCAGACCAATTCAATAGTCTAGAACTTTAATATCTAACTTGCCATTTAACTTAACAGGCAATGGCATTTGTTAAAAATGGTACTCTTGGTGAAAAGGGCGGACCACTTCTCGTGGAACGTGTTATCACCAATTCAGTTACTGTCGCTATCGGCGACGCTGTCGTAACCACTTCAGGTTTCGCAGCACTCGCAACGACTGGCGCAAAGCTTCTTGGTTTTGTTGAGTCTGTCAATTCAGCAGATGGTCTCAACCCTAAGAAGGACGGAACGTTTCTCGCTAACCCAGATAGTTCATTCGCAGCAGCATCTGACAACCAGACTGTAGCAATGGTATCTATTCGCGCAGACGTTTCAAAGCGTTCGCTTTACCTCGCCCCTGGCGATGCAGCGTACGGTACTACTGGTGGTTCTAATCTCGCAGGTAAAACTTTTGACCTTGCAGATGAAGACCAGGTAGATGAATCAACTGTTAACACAACTTCGCAACAGGTTTACTCACATGGTCTCGACCGTTTGAAGACAACTCTCGCGGTGGTTAACATTTTTGAATCTGAGGTATTTGGCCTCTAATTATTATCTCTACTAATAGATTATCATTTAGAATATGATTGAAAGTCGTTCCAAGTGGGGAGAAATAATCAAGGGAGTAGGTCTCCAGTTGTTCGAGGTCATCGACCAGAACATGGAGCTTTACACCCCAGGCATTTCAAATCTCCTCAAGATTGAATCATCTGATTCAGCACAGAAGCACTTTACCGGAAAGGTATCAGAGAACCGTCTTCGCCGTAAGGATGAAGGTGAGTCTACTGATGAACTCGGTCGTTTTAAGACGTACGTAACGTCGGTTGACTTCACAGCATACGCTGACAAACTTGAGATTACTCGAGAGCAGCTTATGGACCGTGACTTCACAAACGTGATGAGCGAAGCAGCAGACCTAGGTCGCGCAGCATCATTCTCACAGGATGAGTCTGGTATCCAGCTATTCAACGCAGGATGGACAACTCGTAAGGATAATGCACGTGGTTACCGAATGCAGTGGTACAATGATACTGTACCGCAGTGGTCAACCCTTCACCCTTCAGTAGTTCCTGGTCAGTCAACGCAGTCTAATGCTTCATCTACAGGTATCGCCCTCACGGACGGTAACCTTGAGACAGCACGTATTGCGCTCATGCTCCAGACTACAGACGCTGGTGGCCCTATGTCACTCGGAGGTCAGACAACTCTTGTAGTTCCTGCCCACCTCGAGAAGACAGCCCGAGTTATTACTGAGTCTGAACTTGTTTCAAACTCTGGTAACAACGACATTAACATCTACAAGGGAAGCATCAACGTAGCATCTTCAATGCTTCTTGACGCTGTCAACGGAGGTTCCGACACAGCTTGGTACCTTATCGTTCCTGGTTCAACTAAGTTCATTCACGATGTTCGTGAAGGAATGCAGCCATGGACTGAAGTAGATGAAGACAAGAAGACTCTAACCGTTGGTATCTATGGTCGCTTTGCGAACTACACCAAGGATTGGCGTCGCTCTTGGGGTTCATTGGGTGCAGGTGCAGCATACTCTGCTTAACCCTGAACTCATACTCGGCGGAGGAAGTAATTCCTCCTTCGGGATATGGTTTCATTACCATAGAATTAAATTGCAATTTATTAAACTATGACTTATATCACAGTAAAGAACCCTGAATCAGTAGATGTTAAAACCAATTACATGGGTACTTGGTACGAACTTCCTGCTGGTAAGGACGATAGCTTCCCAGAGGATGTCGCTCATCGACTCAAGGAAGTATATGGCTTCCTGGTTCTAGGTGGTAGCAAAACTCGGGATTACCCAGTAGAAGCTCCAACTGAAGAAGTAGAGGAAGAAGAAGTAGAAGAGGAGGTGATGGAAGAAGATGAAGTAAAGGAAGTGGTGGAAGTAAAGGCTAAGCCTAAGAAGAAATAATATGTCAGACTTTTACTCAACACAGTTTTCTCGTAATCCGTTCACAGCATCATTGCTAACAGCAACATATGCTGACACAGACGTTGTTATTGAGACCAAAGGAATGACTAAGCTTGCTGTCGCAGTTGCTTATGCAATGGGCGCGGCAGAGAGTGCGAACAAAGTTATGGTTAAACTGGAGCAATCTCCAGATAATGGAGTAACATGGTTCCCTCTTTCTATTGACTCAACCACTACAGTATCAGCCTTGACTAATCGTGTATGGGAGTTTACTGGCGATGGTTCATTTGACTTCGTTGTAGACATAGCATATCAGACAATGCGTCTATCACTTGCAGAGAGCGGTGTCTCAGCTAACGCGGGCAATGCTACTGTTTGGTACACACTCAGTGGAGAATAAAGATTACTAATTACAAACAAATGAAGAATCCAACAATTCTGAAAGATGAGTTGAGGATTCTTAACGCGGACAAGTCTGCTGTCGTCACAGAACTTCGTAAAGCTTCAGAGGACCTAAAGAATATCCAAGCGGGTATCATGGAGGCGGAAGCAGAGTTGAAGGAAGTGAGATACAATATTCTTGAAGAGACAGCACGCCTCAGTGAAATACAGGGTCGTGCTGTTTCTGTTAGGAAAGAACTGTCTGTCGCAGTACAAGAGAATAAGAATATCAACAACGCTCTTGATGCTTCGAAGGTTAAGAACTCACAAGAAACTAAACTACATCTTGGACGAATAAAGAGTCTTAAGGATTCGGAAGCAGAGACAGAGTCTCGCATCGCAGAACTTAAGCGACTTTATGACAGGAACGCAAACGAGTACTCAGCAAATGAATCCGAAAGGAAGGTTAAGTTGCGAGAACTCAACGCTGAAATACAGGTGAAAGAAAGGAACCTTAAGGTCCTTTCATCTGAACTTCAGAAGATAGAGGAAGAGGAAAAGAAGCAAACAAAGGAACGACTCAAACGAGAAGATAAGATTCGTGAGCGTGAAAAGATAGTGGCACAGAGGGAGACTAATGCTGACAAGCGAGAAGAGGATATCACACAAGCTATCTTTGATGTGCATGTTGTGTACGGTCGATTAAAAGAACTCTATGCCAAGGAATACCCAGAAGTAGACTTGGATAAAATAATTACCCAGGTATGAGTATTCTAGCATACAACATAACAAACCCTGGTCTTCACATTTCAGGTATCCTCACAGGACCTGAACAACAGTTTGTTACAGACCTGGTTCTTGCAAGCGCATTAGCTTCAGAGGACGATGTGCTTACGTGGAAGTCAGGAGCGCCATCATGGGAACCTAACGCATCTGGTGGGTACACTAACCTTACTGAGTTCGTAAGCCAAACAGCTTGGAGACTATTCTACTCTAATGGTTCAGGTGATGTAACTGAATTAGCTCTAGGTGCTGACCAGACTTACCTCATGTCTAACGGTAGTACATCTGCTCCAACCTTTGAAGCTATCTCTGGCGGTGGGCATACTATCGAAGATGAAGGAACTCCACTTACTCAACGAACAAAACTAAACTTCGTAGGTGCTGGTGTCACTGTTACTGATGACTCAGGAGATGATGCTACTGTAGTTACAATAACTAGTGGTGGTGGAGGAATAAGTGAAGAATTAGCAATCGCCTATGCGGTGTCATTATAATAAAATATGAAAATAGTCCCAACAACATACGTCTTTGACGCTTCGGCGCAGACGATACAATGTGACGAATTCACCGCAATAGAAAGGGTGGCTGTCATCACAAACCAAACAGACGGAATAATCATCTACAACTTTGCAGACCCAACAAAGGGTGGTACGCTATCTGGTTCTACAATAACTCTAGATTACGACACAACCTCGATGGCTGATGCGGATAAAATCCAAATCATCCTACATCCTGATGTTATAACAACGGAAGTCCCAGACAGCTCAGACGAGGCTATGCGAATCGCATCAGTGCCACAGCGAGTTGAGAGAATTGGATTCTCTAAAGTTGTTTCAAGTAACGTAGACTCAGACTTCTTCGCTCTCGTCGGTAGTATTGGTACAGGCATGGGTGTCAACCAGACTGGTGGTAACCTTGTAATAACCTCAGGTACAACTGGACGCTCAGAGACAATCATCCGTTCTCTGGCTTCCTTCAAGGGAGGTGTACGACTTAAATGCCGTTCAACACTCTCACAACGTATCGCTAACAACAACTTCTTTGTTGAGTTAGTAGACGTTATCGGTGATGGACTTGCATACACAATCGGTTCTGCAACCGCAATTACAGTTACATTCCCAGCGGGGCATGGATTCACAGCTGCTAATGTGGGACAGTCCATGTACCTTGGAGGGTTCTCTGGTACGGGAACATTCCTTTCAGGACGGTATCCTATTGCATCTGTATCTAGTAACGATGTTACGTTTACAGTATCAGCCTTCGCGGTTGGTACAGGTACTTGTTCCGCGTTCGGCCATAGCTACTACCAACTTCAGTATCAAAGCACTACAGCAACCGCTGTTAACTTCGATACACAAAGAAAGGGGTACGCATCAGGTGTAACAGCTGCAACAATAAGCACAACAGCATCTCCAGGTCATATAGCTATCATCACAGGTAACGATTCAATCGCAACCTTTGCAGACCAGCTAGTTGCTTCAGGTGCTACAATAAAACAGACAGTACGAGCAACACGAGACGAGATGGTGCCTGACGATGTCACACTACGTCTTCAGATTCGTATTGCAAATGGTTCAACAAACCCAGCGTCTACAACGACATGGACTATTGGACAGATTTCAGTTGCTAACTTCGCAGCACAGGATGTTGCAATTCAAGACCTTCGCCCAGTGGGTGTTGGTAATGCACTTCCAGTAGAAATCATGCGCTCTGCCACCGTAACAGTCACAGGTACTGTAGCAACAACTATGGCGGCCAACGCAACCACTACACCAGCGAAAGCTCGTGATGGAGTTGCGGGGGTATCTGACACAGGTATTCCAACATTTCAAATAAGGCGTGACATACCTACTGCTGTTACACCTATTGCTGGTGACTGGGAGGTACCACAGATTGATGACAAGGGTAGACAGTACTTTATCCTTAAGGCACCTACAGCTGCGGTAACTTCCGTAGCGGGAAGCGCCTCAAGTGTTTCATTACTTGCATCAAACAATGCACGAGTTGGAGCAACTATCTTTAATGACAGTACCGCACTTCTCTACATTAAGCTGGGTGCTACAGCATCAACCTCATCCTTTACAGTTAAGCTACAACAGGATGAATACTATGAAGTACCATACGGGTACACGGCAGCAATAGACGGTATCTGGGCATCAGCTACCGGCAACGCTCGCATAACTGAATTAACTTAATATGCCAATACGCTCAACAACAGCTTTTAAGCTGAAGAACACGACTGGCATTGTTGACGTTTCAGCATCAGCAGCGCCATCATCAGGGCAAGTACTAACGGCAACAGGAGCTTCAGCGGCTACGTGGCAGACACCTACACCTGGTGGAGGTATGACATGGTCTGAAGTAACTGGTACATCACAGGCTGGCGCAATAAATACAGGCTACATTCTAAACAATGCTGGCCTGGTAACACTAACTCTACCAACTACAGCAGCTCTTGGTTCTACAATTAAAGTTGTAGGTAAGGGTGCTGGCGGTTGGAAGATTGCACAGAATGCTAGTGAAGTGATTCACTTTGGAGATACAAACACAACAACTGGAACAGGAGGCTCTCTTGAATCTACCAATAGGTATGACTCAGTTGAACTTCTTTGCACAGTCGCAGATACAGAATGGACAGTACTCAGTTCTGTTGGAAATATAACTGTAGTGTAATATGTCTACAGCTACATATTACTTTAACGGAGCTGGTGGAACTGTTGACGCCCAGTCAGTGTGGACGAACGAGTCTAACATTCTCAACGGCGACACATCAACATATGCTACGGTATCATCAACTTCTCCTGATAGTGGTGCAACAAACGGCTTACTGATTGCTTATACGAACGCAGACCCGTACAGTGTGGGAGTTGTAACTCAGGTTAGAGCAAGGCTTTACGGAAGACATGTTGACCCATACATGCATGGAGATATTTACAGTGTAGATGCTGAGCTACTAGGCAGTATCTTACACACATCAGGTTCACCAAGCTATGGCTCATATGTTACATTAAGCGCACCTTCTGCTGGGTGGAGCTTTTCACAGGTTGCGGCTCTATCAGTGGCGCTCTATAGTACAGACAGCCTATCTGTTGGAGCAGCTCGAGTATATAATGTCGAGGTTGAGGTAACGTATACCGTTCCTTCTGTTGAGCTGCGGAACGTACAAACGATTAGTAATGTAGTAAGCATCACGCTATAATGGCAACAAACAACGCAATAAATCTTAAGTATACCGCAGGTGGCGGCTATACTTATACGTTTCCCACTGCTACTACAACGCTAGTTGGTACGGACACGACCCAAACCTTAACAAACAAAACACTTACAACACCACAGGTTAATGAAGCTGTTAACCTCACCGCTACATCAACAGAGCTTAACATTCTAGATGGTGCTACACTATCGACAACTGAACTCAATTATGTTGATGGGGTCACTTCAGCTATACAAACACAGCTGGATACAAAAGCGCCGCTTACGTCACCGACGTTTGCAACATCTATAACTGGTTCTTACCTTACGGCATCTGAGATTTTGATTACAAACGGTTCTAAGAACATTGTATCAGCTCCTGTTGCAACATACCCATCATTAACTGAGTTGGCGTATGTAAAGGGTGTGACATCCGCTGTACAGACTCAGTTGAATGCGAAGGCACCAACTGCGAGCCCTACCTTCACAGGTATCCTAGACTACGTTCAAGCAGACGGTAACGAAGTTACTCTTGGCAACCTCGGTGCCACAGAGGCTATCGACTGGGCCACTGGAGTGTACTTCACTGGAGCTATCGACCAAGACGTCGCAATTACCTTCACAAACGAAGCGAGTGGTCGTGGTATCACTCTCGACTTAGTCGGAGATGGTACACAGGAAACAATCACATGGACAGACGTTGACGTTTGGCTTGATGGAGACAGTGGTGCGGCACCAGCTGCTCCTACACTCTCGACAGAGCACCTCATCGTTACACTCAAGCGTATTGGTTCGACTACGTTTGCATCTGCTACGGGTAATTACGCTCTCTATTAAAATATGGCATTAGTAGATAACCTGCTCGAATATTGGACACTAGACAACACTCGTAATGGTACATTGGGGGCCATTAACATGTCTACAACTGGGACACCCGCAGGCTTTACCT